ATGCCGCGCGGGATTTTACAAATCGGATATTATACCCGCCGCCCGCTGTCGCTTTCAATTCTTCCAAATATTCGGCGCGTTTGTCGAGCGGGGTAATCCACGTCCGCCGCCCGTCCTTGTCGCGCAAAGACGAGTGCGGGCGATTATTATATCGAACGTTCCACGCTTGCATTTTTTCGAGTAATTCGTCGAACGTCGTAAAAGTCAAATAATTATAAAAGCCCTCTTGATCCGAGCGGTGGGATCGTTCCACCTTGCCATTGTGCCGCGGCGTATAAACACGTATCAACTTATGACAAACGCCGAGTCGGTTTAACAGTTTATCGACGGCGTGTACCTTGCCGTCGCCCGTTCCGCGCGGGTTTGTAAATTCCGTGCCGTTGTCGGTTTGTATAGTGTGCGGCAAGTATCCAAAATGCACAATCGCGCGTTTGATAAAATCGACGGTCGAAAATCCCGACTTTTCTTTATATGGATATATAAACCGCTCCCGCGTCGCCTCGTCGATCATGGTATATTGATAAAGTCTTTCCGTTCGGTAAATGCCGCGTCCGCACTCAAAGGGAATATATTTGACGTCCATTTGCCATTTGATACCGAGCATTTGCGGCGTATCGTACGGTTGCGCGATATAGTTTTTATTTTCCCGCGCGGGGCGGAGTCGGCGACGGGGTATCCGCGCTTGACCTTGAATTGTTGAAAGTGGTTTCGGGTTTTGACATTCAAGCAAAAACCGAGGTTTTACATTTTGCATATCAAATCGAAAAACAAATAAAAAGCGGAGGAGGCTTTTAATAATGAAATGGTTTTACAATCTTAAACGTGCAATCCGTATCGTGATTGCGGTTGCGGCGTGGTTGCCTCTCGTAGTGTTCGCGGGCGTGATAAGTGGGTCGATCGGGGAAAACGGCGAAAATATGCAAGCATGGCAAGCCGCCGTCGTCTTGCTGTTACTTGCCCTCGGTGTGGTGTTTACGGTGTTTGCCGTGATTGCCCGCAAGCGTGAAACGAAAGCCGAACGCGACTCGAAAGCCGTCGCCCGTACGCCGTCGGTTGTGCGGGTGCGACCGACGGCGCGGATTATCAATGGCAATTTTGTTTTCCCGTTCCATACAAAGGCGGTCGGCGTAACGTTCGACGATTGCCAAGAGCATATACAAAAAAGCAAGGTCGGCGACCCGCTTTTAATCAAGCATAAACCGACGGAGGAATACCCCGAAAGCACCGACATTATAAACCGCCGTACGCGGGCGCGTATCGGGCGCGTTAAGTCTAATCTTGCATGGGAATTTTTGATCGCGTTTGACGAGGGCTTTGTCCTTGACGGCGTAATCGCCAATATAACGGGCGGGGGCGACGATCAAAACCTCGGTTGCAATATCGAAGTGGTCGGGGAGCATATCAACGAATAACGGCGCAAAACTGCATAATAAAACGCCTTACCGCAATCGCAAGGCGTTTTTTTGTTATTTTAATTATTTACTGACGGCGTTTTTCAAGTCGTACAATTTCGCCTCGATTTGTTCTTTCAACCACAAATCGACGTCGCCGAAGTTTTCGGATATGTACGTTTTCATTTCTTCCGACAACTTCGATTTTGCCGCGTCCGTCGCCATTTGTAACGCGGCGGATTGCGCCTCTTTCGTCCAAGCGTCCGTACCCTTGATCGCCTCGACGTACGTTTGATATGTAATCTTTACCGCCGACGCGACGACGTCAACCGCGCCGCCCAAAAGCGCGGCGACCTTTGCGTTTTTAATTTTGGTACTGATAAGCGTTTTTACCTTTACCAAAACCCACGAGCCGATCGCGGCAAGGATCGCCGCCGCGATTTCAATTATAAGTGTCTGCCAATTCATTTTTAATCGTCCTCCGATTTTTTATTCTTTTTTGGCGGCGTTTCGGGCAACTGTATTATATCGTTGTATAAATCCGTAATAACGCCGTTACCGCCGAGGGCGTGATATGCCTCATATTCGCGGCGTACCGCGTCTTTTGCATACACGGGGCAATACCCGCGCTCGACCCATTTTTCTTGTTGCCGTATGATTTCGGCGCGTAAAAGATTTTGCACGCCATTTTCAACGGCTTTGTGTTTTGTTCCGCTTAACTTGAAACGGGCGACGACTGCCGTTACGACGACTCCGACGATCGTACTTATACATGCCGTTAAAATAGTTGCCACGACGTCCACGTTATACCTCGATAAACCAATCGTCGCGGAGTGCCATTCCGCCGTTTGCGGCGATTTCGTCCGCCGTTTTGCCGTCAAGGGCATTGACCCATATTTCGCAAGCGTCGTCGATTTCGCGTTGCGTGAGTATTCCCGCGGCGAGGTCTGCGTTCGCGGATTTTAACCATTCCGCTTTACTGAAAACCTTTTTTGTTGCTTTGTTTGTCATACTGTTTTTGCCTCCAAAAATAAAATTTTTTATCCGCACGCCGCCGCAATCGTGCGGGCGTGATAAGATACGATTTTTTGCGCCTTTCCTTTCGATATGGTCGGTTTTATCCGTTCGGTGTAATACTTCTTAAAATTGATAACCTTTGCCCGCGACATGTACGATATAAAGCGCACACATTGACGCAAGCGAACGCCGAAACGTTTTATCTTTCGGACGACCCGCGTTAAACTGTAAAATACATGTTTACGGAGGAGGGTATAACCCTTGTAAAACCGATACCCGACAAAATCAATCGGGCGCGTGCCGTACCGCCATATTTGCCAATCGTCTTTTACCCGTAAATTGCCGCAGCGCAACACGCCCGCGAGGGCGACGTGCGCTTTGTGTAACTTTCGTTTATTGCGGTCGAGGAAAACTATATCGTCCGCGTATCTGACGTAATGGTTTATATGTAACTTTTCTTTTACGGTGTGGTCGAACGTCTGCAAGTAAAAGTTTGAAAAGCCTTGCGACGTGTAATAACCAATCGGCAAGCCCGACCCGCCGTTATCGAGGATATCGTCAATGAGTTTCAAAACCTTTGCGTCCTTTATGACGCGGCGGAATTTTTGTTTTAACAACTCAATATCGACCGACTCGAAAAAATGGTGTATATCCGCTTTGTAAACGTATTTGATTTTCGGATCGTTTTTGATAAACTTTTCAATCGCTTTCCGCGCCGCCTTTGTGCCGCGTCCGACGACCGACCCGCAACAATAACGATCCATGCCGCGATTGATTATCGGGTTTATGACTTGCATTAAAGCCCAATGCACGATTTGATCGGGGAAAAATCGAGGTACTTTTATATTGCGTATTTTGTTATGTTCCCGCCGTGTTTTCATGCGGGGAGGGGAAAAGACGATCCCGCGTTCGAGTATCCGTTGCACGCGGGCGGCGTACAATTCGGGGTTGTCGTGGGCGTCCTTAACGATCCCGCGGCGGTGTTTCTTGTTTTTCGTCGCGTTGCGTACTGCCAAAATGAGGTTATCAATCGACGTGATTTTTTCATATAAAAAGCCTATTCTTTTCATAGTTCCTTTTTCAAAGAGTCTTTGTTGCGCCTTACGGTGTTTCAATGCTTGCGCCCTACTAAACCGCACTCTTTATCGGCTATTTTTGACCGAGTGGTACGGCGATACGCAATCCATAAAAAGACTTACCATGCAACGAATACGACCGCCGAGGTTCGAGTTCGCGTTCGACGCCGAATGGCTCCCGACCCAAGACCACAAACCCGCCGACGTACAAAACCCCGACAATTCGGATTGCGTACCCCTCGATTGATTATTCAATTTTGACCGTTACGCTATACGCGCATTATGACGGGGGAAGTTTCCCCCGTAATCCCCCTCAAAGAGGTTTGTAACAAAGACGACCGCCGAGGTGCGAGTACGCGTACGACGCCGAAAGGCCCCCGACCCAAGACCACAAACCCGCGACCGTGGTGTAGCTCCAACACCCGCCGACGCACAAAACCGTTCCGCCGTACGACGCCGAATAGTCGCAATAATACGTCGTCGCGGTTGCGCTTAAATCGCTTGCGTAACCAAGGAGAGGGAAACGATCGAAGTACGTAATTTTCTTGATATAACCGCTTTGATTTGCGAGTCTGTCGCCGACGCAAAAATACGGCGTCGTCGCTTTTGCGGCGACATACTTTGTCGGATCGAGGCAAATATAAATCCTATCCGACGAGAAAGATATACCGTCGCACCATTTGTACACGTTACCCCACAAATTCTCAATGCCGCGATATTTGCAAGCGTGCTTGCCGTCCGTGTTGCTTTCTTCCGATCCCGACGCCGTTTTAACGCCGTCCGTATGCCCCGTCGTAATCGCCGCCGAATTGCCGTTTGCGTATCCGTACATGACGGATTGCGAGTTTGTCGTTTTCATTTCGACGAGCCATAATTCTTTGATAATCGCGTCGATTAAAAAGTCGTATTGCTGATAACCCGCGCCGTTCGCTTTACAACCCGCGCGGAAGTTGTCAAGCGTAATATTGACGAGTACGGTTTGCCCCGACTTTGAATACACCCGCGCCGACGAGCCGCTACCCTCATATTTACCGACGAGGACGTAATCCAATTCGTTACCCATGCCGTCAACAAATAACGTTAAAAAGCCCTCGTATCGGACGCCCGATATTTGGTGTTTGTACGTACCGTCGGCGTTCTTCGTGATCTTCGCGTAAAACTTCGGAATTTTAATAAACACGTTTCCGTGTTCGTCTGTTACTTCTTGCATATCCGACCACGGATAACAACGGTCAAAGTCGCTGACGATTTCCGACGCGCCGACGGTGTATCCAAGCCCGACCGCGTCGTCTGTACGAACGAGGGCGGAGGGGTTAGACGATCCGACTTTATCTACGCCGTAGATTTTTGCTTTTTCGATACCTAACATTTGAAAATGCCTCCTTTATTCGAGCGCGGATAAACGCGCTTTGATTTCTTTTAATTCCTTGTCAAGTTCGCCGCCGCGGGTGTATCCCGCCGCCTTTTCCGCCTCGCCCGACAAGAGGGCGTATGTAGTGATTGCGGCTTTGTTTGCCTCTTCTGCGACGTCTGCCGCGTTCGCGTGGTCTGCGTCGTCCGCATGATCGGCATTGTCGGCGGTAGTTGCGTTAAATGTGTCGCCGTCGCGCAAAAGCCCGTCCGCCTCGAAAGTCGCTTGCGGTACACCTTTGATTGTAACGCTTGTACCTTGACCCTCGGCGATTTGCTGTTCGAGTTCGTCCACGCGTTCGGTTGCCGCGTCTGCCGTCGCCGCCGCCGCGTTCGCGGTTTCTACTGCACCCGCCGCCGTATCGACCGCGTCCGTTATTTTGCTGTCAAGCGCATTTGCAACGGAAAGGGCGTTCGCCGCGTCCGCCGCCGCTTGATTTGCCGTTGCGACCGCCGCGTCCGATTTCGTGTTTGCGGCGTTTGCCGTCGATACTGCGTTATCGGATTTCGTGTTTGCGGCGTTCGCTGTCGCAACCGCCGCCGTCGCCTTTGCGACCGCGTCTTTTGCTTTATCGAGGGCGTCGTCAACAATCTTTTTAATCGTTGCGTAATCGCAAACGGGCTTGATAAGTTGTACGAGGTTTACGATCTGCGTACCGCTTATTTCAAACGAATAAATCGGCAATTCGTACGCCGTGTTGATATTGTCCGCGGTCGCCGCGTAAACGTCGTTTTGTTCGAGTTCACGATCCAACGCCTCCCACGACGTTTGAATTTTCGGAATAATTGTACAGTTACCCTCGTCGGCGGGGTGGAAAGTTTCGATACGGGCGACGACGTAACCTTTGAAACCGTCAAAGATTTGCGGTTGTACGATTTCCGCCGCCGTTATTTCAAACATGCGCCCTTGTACCACGAGCGCACCCGTGCCGACTTGAATTTTGTTTCCGCCGATAATCTTTGCGGCGAGTTCTTCGCCGTAATTCGTGTAATATCCGTCCGCATGCGCTTGATCAATAAAACGCGATTTTACCTCCAACGCGTACAAATTCGCGTTAAAGTTGAATTGCCCTTGAAACGTTACGGGTTTTGTTGCCATTGTTTGCCTCCTTAACCTTTGATTATTTCGGTTAAAAGTATCTTTTTGAAACCGAGTTTTATTTTTGTATTTTTGCCGCCGCGATCGAGCGTTGTAATTTTTTCACTTATCGGCAACGTCTTGTACAACTTGCCCTCGTAGTATAGGGCGATTTTCGTATAAAGGCGGTACGCCGAAAAATCGAGCGGGTCAATCGTGATATTGTTGTCAATGATAATATTGTCAACGTATCGGGCGTTTGCGAGTTCGTACACGGCGTCAAATTGTGCGTCGGCTAAATATTCCGACTCGAATATTTTTGCCCGTACGGGGTACAATCTGCCCGCGACGTCGCCCGCCGCGTCCAACTGCACGATATTATTATCTTTGTCGCGGTAATAATAGACTGTCGCAAGGGTGGAGGGGCGAGGCTTGTATTTCGGAATATACGCGGGCGATCCGTCGTCATTAAACGCGGGATCGCCGTTGTCGTCGGTCGCCCGAACGTCCGTATAAATGATATTTCCGTCGGCGTCCGTTTCGGGCGTTTTTACGTCGTATTTGAGGGTTGCAACCGTTTTATTTGTCGTCGTCGAAGTTGTAGTCAACTCGTGTATAAAGTCGCTCAAATTGATTTCCACGGCGTCGGTACACTTAACGAACGTAAACACGATAACCCCGCGGGCGACGTCGTAATAACTTTCGATATTGTACTCGTAGAATTTCAAGTAACATTTTAGAAACTTGTACGCATTGACGATTTGATACGTTCCCGCGTAACTGCCGTACGTTTCCGACGTATCGGTAAAGTCGTCGGGGATTATCACTTCGACGGGGATTTTACGTGTCGTCGCGTCCGCCGTATCGAATACCGCCTCTTTGACTTTGTTAAAAAGTTTTGATAATCGCGGGTCAAAACTGCCGTCGGGCGTAAAGTCGAGTATAACTTCCGTATCCCATAACGTTTTGAAGTCAAGCCCTTTGACCGTTCGTTTGTTGTATTCGGGCTTGATTTCGTCCGCGAAACATGCGTACTCGTAATTGCCGCGGTCGTCGTTCAAAACGGCGATTTTTGCGTCGTTTATATCGACGGCACAAACGCCCTCGGCGGTAAACGAGTCGGGATCATAAACACGGGTCGTTAAATCGTACGTCGCGTTGTCAACGTTCGTAATATGTGTTTGATCGTCGTTGTAAAGTGCGATATACACGCCCGCGCCTCCTTAATCGAATAAATAACGTTTGATTTGCATTTCGATACTTCCGTCGTCGTGTTCGGTCATGTTCGATCCGATATAATATTCGCCTTGCGGCAAGTATAAAAATGATTGCTTTGTTTTATCGGTCAAGCCGTATCCGTTGCGACTCCCCGCCGCGTCCGTTATCGTGATTTTTTTGTTTGTCGGCTCGATCAATATTTCTGTACCGTCTTGATTGTTCGTTGATAAAGCGATTTCGGAAACGATCTTGTCGTCTACGGTTGCGATATAAAGTCGTATGTTTGCCGCGATATTGCCCGATATTTTAACCGTGATCGGGGCGTCCATAAAAAACGTATTTGATACTTTGTATTTTGAATTAAATACAAAACCCGCAAACCCGAAAGGGAAACGGAGGGGGAATTTTGTATCGTCGGCGCGGGTTGTTTTTAAGGCGAAAGACTCCTCGACGCGTTCGTACCAAAACGTTTGACGTTCAAACGTAAATTCTTCGACGAATAAACCCTCCTCGTTGATTTCCGATTTCGGGGCGGATTGTAAAACTACGTCGCAATATTTGTCCGTTACGCCGTCGTCGTACTCAAAAAGAAACGGCGACGTACCACATTCCGACAAAAACAAAAGGAGGCTTTTATAATTGCCGTATCCGTTCGATCCGTCCATGTTGAAGTAAATCGAAAGTTTTATCGGGTCAAATTCGGGCGTAACGTTCGTCAAGTGCTTGCCTTTTTCGCTTTCCTTGTATTCCAACGAAAAGGCGTTACCCAATCCCGACGGCTCGGCGGCGAGTGCGGTTTCGCCGTTCAAATCAAACGACTTTGTTTTGTCGTATGTGTGTAGAATAAAACGACGCATAATCACATAGCCTCCGCAAGTTTGATATTGATTTCTTTTACGAGTGCGTCGGTATCAACCTCGGACGCGTAATTTTGGATCGTAACCGTTACGTTTTGCGTTTTGTTTGTCGTGCTGTTGTCGTAATTGTACGTATCGCCATACGTTCCCGTACCGTTTCCGCCGTCGTACACCGTGCCGCCGCCCGCGCCCGACGTGTCGGGAGGGGTGGAGTCGATAATCGCGTTTACGTCGTCCATGCTTTCAATATCCGACGTGTCAATTCGCAATTTAACGTCGGCGATACGGTCGATATGTACACCCAACCAACCGAGGGCGGCGTTTACGCCGTCAATCAATCCGTTAATAATTCCGATAACAAAGTTTACAGCGTCCTCGATCACGCCCAAAACGATATTGATAATTTTTACAACGCCGCCGAAAATCTTTGCAACTATATTCCCGAAAATTTGGAAGAGCGGGGAAAGCCAACCCAACAACTGACCGAGAATTTGCAACGGTACTTGTAATAACGTTAAAACGAGTTTAAGGGGGATTAAAGCAACGTTCAAAAGCGGCATTAAAAGATTAAATATCATTGTCAACATATCGAAAAACGGTTGCAACGCCGTTATAACGAGATTGATAACCGTCGCCAATATCCCGCCGATAATTTCAAGGATCGGGGAAAGCAAATCCATGACGGATTGTAAAAGCCCCATAATGACGTCGAGGACGGGTTGTAATGCTCCGCCGATCATTGATACAAGATTATTTATCGACTCCCGAAACGCCTCGCATTGCGTGTAAAGGATTATCAATATCGCGGCAACCGCGGCGATTATAAGCACGATCGGGTTTGCCGCAAGTGCCGACAATCCCGCTTGTAACGACGGTATAATTTTTACGATATTTCCGATCGCGCCGACGAGTTTACCGACACCCATTGTAAGCGGGGCAAGCGCGGCGACAACGAGCAACGCTTTTAACGCGAATTGTTGTTGCGAAAGCGACAATGAATTAAACCATTCCGCCAATTTTTGCAATTTCGGCACGAGGTTATTTTGTATCGAGTCTGCAATGCTTTTGATAAGCGGCGCAAACGACGCGCCGAGTTGCAATGCGGCATTTTTGATCGACTCTTTAACCAAATACAACGTGTCGTCGAGGGCGGCAAGGGCGGATACTTGTTCGTTCGTAAGCGGGGCGATCGTTGCAAATTCCGACTTAAATTGATTGATTGCGTCCGCGCCCGCGTTCAAAAACGGCAACATTTGATTTGCGATCTTGTCGCCGAAAATTTCATTTGCGTACGCCGTTTGCAACGTTTTATCTTCCATACCCGCGAGGGCGTCGATAATCCCGTCAAACATTGCCTCTTTGCTGTCGAAATCTTCGATACGCAATCCGAGCGATTGCAAGGCTTTTGACGCGTTGTTTATCGTACCCGCGGAAAGATCGACGATAGCGGCGCGCGCCTTTATGAGTGCTTTTTCAAAAACCGCCCACTCGACGCCCGCTTGTGCTGTAACGTATTGATATTCTTGTACTTTTTCGGCGGAAATGCCGAGGCGCAACGAAAGATCGTCGATTTGTGCGCCCGTCGCCGCAGATTTAACACCGA